TATCTCGAAAGTTAATATTAAATCCCCAACTATATCCAGGCAATGGAGGATTTGCCGACGGATTAAATAAAATAAAATTAATTTTACCTTTGTTGGGGTCATATACTCCTTGAACAATTTGACCAAAATAAAATGGAGGAATGGGCGCTGGTGGCGGTATGTTATTTTGAAAAGAATTATTAATAACTAGTAATAAATCTGGAATATCATAATTCCCATTTGGAATTATAAAAGTTTGTTTAAATACGGAGTTTAAACTTATATCTAAACTGGTAGAATTATATTGAAAAAACTCGATAGTAAAATTATTGGTGCTTAAATAATCAGATACGGCATAATAACCATTTATCATTTCCAAGGATGCCAACTTCAGAGAAACAACGTTGTTATATGGTTCATTTAATTCAACTAAAAAGTCAGTTGAGCTTTTACTATAAGAATCTCTAAACTTAGTATTAATGGATAATATCGTAGTTATTATTTCTCTTTCTAATGGATTTACCAAACCTTCAGAATATAGATTCTGATTGGTATTGATAGTATATAATTCCGGTAAAGAATGTTTAACTCCTCCATTAATTAAATGTCTATTACAATGGTTATCATTATTATTGTAGTTCATAATAATAATAATTTAGAAATTATTATTATTTATATAACATATTATATCACATCAATTGTTTTAAAAGAGAGGATTATAATAATTAATTTAATTCGAATATGCTAAGCCACCCATACCGGACATAATACGGAGAACATTGTAATTGGTCGCATAAACTCTGACCTTAGCGGTGTTGGTTCCTCCGACGGTCGCATTGGACAGAACCAGCTGAAGTGTCGCATTATCGATGCGCGAGAAATTGCAGGTGCCAGATGGCTGGTGCTCTTCTGGACGAAGGGCGAAAGAGTATACGTTGATCCCGGTGTCGGGAGAGCGGGTGTGGTGAGCGTAGGGCTGAACGAGGTCGAAGTAAGTGCCCTCGCGCTCGGAGAAGCGGTCTTGTCCATTAAGCTGAAGTTTAGCAGTGACGACCGGATTTTCGCCCCAACAATGCATATCAAGAGAAGATTCAGTAAGAACGAAGGTGCCGGCATCTGAAACGGCTGATTGGAAATCGCCACCGCTTGGGCCTGCCGGAGTATGGTCAAAATTAGGCGCCGAATATTCCCAACCAGGATAAGTGAGCGCATCGGTAGCCCCGGCCTGTTCGAAGAGACCGGCACTTGAAATAAAAGCGTCCTCACCTTCAATTGAATTAGGTCCGCCAAATGCGTGTATACCATTCGGAAGAACATCAATCGCATCAGTGTAATTGAAAGGCTGTGCGCCAAGCACAGCGAAAAGCGTTGTGCCACAAACGAGTGAAGAACAATAGTCAACGTTTGCGTCTGGCTGGACGACCCATATTAGTTCCTTACAAGGATGATTGAAATTAATTTTAATTTTGTTAGAGGATGAACCAACCGACTCGTCTCCAGTAAATTGGAGCTGTTCAATAAGATATTCGTGGGGATTTTGAGCCATACGGCGGCGCTCTTCTGTGTCCAGAAAGATGTAATCCACGTATAGCGAGGCCGCAACCAGTGATTGCTGGTAAGCAGTGCTTACCCTAGTTGGTGTAGCGGCTAGCGTGGGGCATGACAGCGAAGACACCGCCCACAGGCATTCATCGATTGGACGAAGGTCAAGATTGATTTTGATTTCGTGATACTGAAGAGCAATTAGAGGAAGAGCTAGGCCTGGATTGCGGCAAAACCAAAACTGGAATGGAATATAGAGAGTTGTTTCGGGAAGAGCATTCCGAGGAGCACACACTTGTGTTGGCGCGGTTGTGGCGCAAGGGCCATCCACAGAAGCAAATGATGGGTCAGTAATAAAGGTCAGCTGGGTGGTATTACCAATCATTTTGTAATATCCTCGCTGCTGTTCAGCGGTGAGTGTAAGTTGATTCCAAATATGCATCCAGTCACCGTATTGGCGGTCAATACGCTGGCCTCCAATTTCAACTTCAACCATAGAAATTATCTGCTCGCCGGGGAAATCTAACCAGCGGGCAAAAACACCATATTCAGGGCCTCGATTGGTTACATTTGGTTTGGTCACACCGGATGGAAGCATTTGCTGATTAATTTCCGGAAGTGTAACCTGTAAATATGTACGATAAGCCAGGTCTCCATTGCGACTAATAGTGCAAGTTACTCTGCGACCAAAATCCGCCTGTCCGTTAAATGTTTGTTCGATTGATTCCATTGAAAAGTTGGTATATCTACGATAGGTAACCTTCCAAAAGGTTATTTGAGGGTTACCCGTAAGGTAAACATCTTGAGCGCCATAGGCAACGAGCTGCATTAAGCCACCTCCCATATTATAATATTGCTAAAGAAAAAAATTTTAAATTTATAATTTAATTCTATTTAATTAAATTATATTTAACATAATTTACAGAATTAACGTAATTCACGTAATTCACGTTAATATCGTAATTAAATTATAGCTGGTTGAATCGTGGTAGCGTTTAAAAATTATTTCATTCAGGATAGATTAAAGTAATCGTAATAAATAATATCATTTATACTAGTTGTAATTTCAATATTTATTTTAATATAAGATATTATTATAAATAATAAATCATATTTGTCCTAAATATATTTATTATATTTTTAATTAAATAATAAAATTATAATAAATATAATGACCGGTTTTAAAGATAAAATTATAAATCACTTAAATATAGATAAAAACATCACTTCACTAGACCATGCTCATGAGGAGTTTATAGAGGAGTTTAATAATATTGAATGTTATATATTACCAAAGTATTTACAAGAAAGGAAAGAAAAGCTTGAAAAATATAATAATTCACAAATATTATTTGATGAAAAACTAGAAATGAAAGATCAAATTAAAGAAATAGACAATAAAATAAAAGAGTTAAAAAATAAAAAAAAAATGTATTTTATTAAAAATTCCAATTATATTTTTAATTATTTTGAAGATAAAAAAAATATTTCAAAAGGAACATCTAAAACACGAATATTGGATAAGTTTTTTAATAAGAATGACTTAGATAATACCAATCTAAATAATATAACAAATATTAATATTCAAAATTATTTTAGAAATATAAATCCTTTTTATTTAGATATTAATAATTTTATTCATAATACAGATATTTGTCGTAATTGTAATATTGGAGAACTTATACCAATTGAACATGAAGGAATTTTAGTTTGTAATAATTGTAGTAAAAATATTAAAATTTTAATTGATAATGATAAACCAAGTTATAAAGAACCACCTAAAGAGGTATGTTTTTATGCGTATAAAAGAATTAATCATTTTAGAGAGATATTGGCTCAATTTCAAGCAAAAGAAACAACAATAATATCTGATGATATTATTGAAAATATTCGTCTACAAATTAAAAAGGAAAGATTAGATATTAAAACAATTTCGAATAAAAAAACAAAAGAACTTCTTAAAAAGTTAAAATATAATAAATATTATGAGCACATACCATTTATTAAAGATAAATTAGGGGTTAAACCTCCAATAATGAGTCAAGAATTAGAAGAAACTTTATGCAATCTTTTTATGGATATTCAGGTGCCGTATGCGAAATATTGTCCGGAAGGACGTATTAATTTTTTAAATTATTATTATACCATTTATAAATTATGCGAATTATTAAATCAAAAAACATTTTTGTTATATTTTCCAATGTTAAAAGATAGAGAGAAAAGAATAGAGCAAGATGAAATCTGGAAAAATATTTGCGAGGAATTAAATTGGAAATTTATACCGACCATATAAATATGTAAACTCTATCAGAGTTAATATGAATGGTGAAAAATCATATTTTTTCTCTCCGTAAAAGTTTTTTTAGTGGTACGTTTTCCTAAAAATTTAAAATATTGTTTTGCTAAACTATATCTTTTATATATATTTTTAGTTTTTTTAAAAATGGTTGTTTTATGTTTTTTGATAGCTTCTAAGCGAACTTTCATTATCATGCCAACCTGCCAAATTCTTTTATGTGGATATTTTTTAGTTTTATATAATGTTTCTAATTTTTTTATAGTATTTTTAACATCATTTATTGTAGTATATTTTATATTAATAGTATCATTTGGGTTTTTATCAATATAAACATCAAATGATAATTTTGGATCTTGAGGATTATATAAAAACTGGTTTTTATATTTTTTTGTTTTTCTCATTCTATATATTATACTATGTCTGTTCCTACAAACCAAAAATTATATAATAAAACAAAAAAATATATTTATACAAAATATCCAAAACATAGTGCTTATAGAAGTGGATTACTGGTGCAAGAATATAAAAAACGATTCTTGCGTATATATGGTAATAAAATATCACCATATAAAGGTAAAAAAACAGAAAAGATAGGATTAAAAAGATGGTTTAATGAGAAATGGACCAATCAGCGAGGTGAAATTGGATATAAATATAAAAATGATATATATAGGCCAAATCTACGTATAACAAAAAAAACACCAAAAACATATAAAGAATTATCAAAAAAACGGATAAAAAGAGCTAGGTTCAAAAAATATAGCTTTGGTAGAGTCAATATATTTTAATGTTAATTTCAAATATATCATAAATCAATATGATATATTTATACCGATAAAGTTTCGTTGGGTCTTTTAATTATGTGTGAAAAAAAATTATAATAATATTGTATGAAATACGTAATATAAATCTGACTGAATACGTACATAGATAATATTATAGTATTATTTATAAAATCTGATAATAAAATAGTATCATTATTTATATTAATGCTATTAATAATGCTATTATTAATGCTATTAATAATGCTATTATTATTGATGCTATTATTCTCAATATTTAGAGAATTAAACTCAATATAACATAATAGACACATAATTTTATAGATAGTTTGTATATATTGAAATATCAAATATGAAAATAAACCAGACTGGTTATATGTATACGTTGAGAAAAATCCATTAAGAGATATTATAGATATTAATATACTAAATGGTATATTATAATAGGATATTAAAATGCCAGTTATTAAATCGCATAAACAAAGTAATCTAACCAAATGAGTTTGATATTCTAGGTTGATAGAGTATCTATTACAATCTTTCTTAATTATATCATTATTTTGATTATATTCAATAGCAGATATTAATATAGGTTTACAATATTGTATTTTACCATCCGGCGACTCAATTACAACATTATTCATTAATATAATATAATATATATATTTAAATTAGAAATAATTTATAATCTATGCGGGAATGACACCAGATTAGCGCCAATGCCAAAGCCAGCACCCGAGCGAGCACTTGCCGCAATAGAAGGTAAATATGTATCCAAGATCGAAAATGTTGCGGCAGCAACTAATGCAATAAGCATTATTTCATCAAGTTTCATGCGTTTTGACGGGAAAACGTACGCTGCAAAAGCAACAATAAGTCCTTCGACCAAATATTTAATGGCTCTTTTTAATAATTCTCCAAGGTCTAAATATCCGCTAAGATCCATTATAATAAATAACGAGAAAAAAAAATATAAATAAGATATAATTAATAATATAAATAAGATATAATTAATAATATAAATAAGATATAATTAATAATATAAATAAGATATAATTAATAATATAAATAAGATATAATTAAAACAAACTT